CGGCTTCATGGGCTTCTACCGCCGCCAAGATCATCTCTGGCGTGGCCCCTGCCCCGACAAGCGCACGTATGATGGGGGTGAGGCTCACTCGCCTTCCTCCGCGCGTTTAATCTTGTTCCAGCAAATACCGCAGAAATACGAGAACGCCTTGGGTTTTGAATAAAACCGGTGCGCCGCAATATCCATCGCCTCGCGAACTTCAAACACGTCCAGCTTGCGCAAAAATGTCTTTATCGACGTGAGGCGCGCGGTCGTTATTGAGTCGTCTGCAAAGCGGTCCATGAATATCTCTGCGACCGTCCATAGGTCGTCTTCCTCGCGCTCCCGCTTGGCCTCCATGACCTCATAATAGGCCCGCAACTGGTCTTCGCGTTCTTGTGTTGCCGCCGCCTTGTCTTCCAGGCTCTGCGGGACCGTGCTAAGCAAGCGAGCGCCCTTCCCTCGGTTACAATCGACACAAGCCGTGACAAGGTTATCCATCTCGTTTGTGCCGCCTTCAGCGACCGGATGAATATGATCGGCCTCCAACAAAACATCAGGCGGGCTTGCTCCGCAGTACGCGCAAGCGAAACCGTCGCGCTTGAAAACTTCGAACCGCGTCGTCTTGCTAATTGCCTTGCGTCCGCTCATTGGCTGGCCCCCATGCGTTTCTGGTGGGCTTTAATGCCGTGAATGACCGTTGTGTGGTCTTTGCGCCCTGCGGCTCGTGCAATCTGCGTCAAGGACCAGCGGCCAGCCTGGTGTGCGCGATGAAAGAAATCGTGGCGCGTTTCGGACAATTCTTTCAAGCGAAGCGGGCTTTTGGCATCGTAAATGCTCACCCCATGATCCGCGCAGGCGTCTTGCAGCAGGTCGCTTAGTTTCGACTTACGGACAAGTGAAACGCTCAAAGCGCCGTATGTCTGATCAACAGAGCAGTCAAAACGATAAGCGATTATCATGACGCCACCCGATAATCACGAGGCAGGCCGTTCACCATGTCCGTCTTGACGGCATAAATCAGGGTTGAATCATTGTCGTCAGCCTTGGCGTCTGTCTTCACAACCGAGCAGCGCACCGAATAACCCTGATCTGCCCAAAACATTTCGAGTCTGTGTTTCAGTTTTTCAGCACCAAACCGGCTTAGGTGATTGTCAGGCTTTCGCTTGCTTCCGCGTTTACCGCCCTGCTTGACAGGAATGTCTTTGCAGAACCGACGCGATCCGCCAGAGACAGCACCGCGCGTCAAATCCATGACTCGCGCAATTTCTTCGTGTGTGTATCCTGACGCCTTCAATTCACGCAGCGTATCAATGCGGCGTTCGTCCCAATCGGTTTCCTGCCTTGGCATGTGTTACCCTTCCTCTATGTCTACAAGTACAGCACCACCCTTGACGGGCTCGCCAATGGTGTGTTCGCCGTAATCAAACTTGGAATCATCAATCCCCGTGACCGCCGCGATGGCGTCAATCAGGTACTTGCAGGAGTGTACGCAATTATCCTTGTCAGGCAGATTCCGCGTCTTTGGGCGAAACTCAAACGTCAGTTTCAATCGCGCGGCGTCGAGCGGACCCAGCCCCTGATCCTTGGAAAGAAACCCGCAGTCGCTCTTGTATTTTTTTGCCGCGCGATGGTGAGCAAACCTGTTACCGAAACCGCCGTTGGCTTTCAGTTCTTTGGGCCACCAGGGGAGCGTCAATCTAATCATTGGTCGCGCTTCTCCCAGGAACCGAAAGGCTTGGCCTTCGTCGGCAGCTTTTGCTTGTGTGTCTTATTGAAGCCCCGCGATTGAATAGGCTTGTGCTTACCCTTTTGTTTAGCTTTCATCCGGCGTGAATGTTGACCAACGCGCCCGCCCATCTTGTCAGCCTTTAAAGCCATTTTGGCTTCGAGTTTGCCCTTCTCGGCATTGCATGGCCCACACAGATGACGGCAATTCTTCAGCGTCGACGTGCCGCCAAAGGCCACCGGAATGATGTGATCAAAATGTTCAGCGTCGGCCTCACACTCTGGCAGTTCACACACGCCGCCTGACCGTTCAGATACAGTGCGCCGAACAGCAACAGGGAATGCCTTGCGGGCTGGGATATGGCTTGGCTTACGGCTCATGTCGTCGCCGGTCGGTGTTGGAAGCAATACCAGCTTCCCAACGAAAAGCGCCCTACATTGAATCCGTAGTTTGCTGGCTTGGCGCACACCTCGCACACGTAAACAACACCCGCCTTATGGGGGCTGTCCGCCTGAACGCGGCGCGCCACTCTAAGTCGCTTCGGCTTGCGCATAAGCACCCTCCGCCGCGCTCGTAGCGTCCGCCAGCAAGTTCGCAAAAACCGGCTTGTCGTGATGCTCGTACTCACCCAAGCGTCGGCCCATTGACGCCAACACAGCACGGCGCACGATTTCCCATCGCGCAGGCGCAGAAACTCCGCATAGGGCGCGGTCCATAAATACGACCTCGCTTGCGGCCCTTATCCGCGCTCCAAACTCGTCACAGCGCGCAACAACATCGTCCATCTGCCTGTCTGTCAGACGAATTGAGGTGCCTGTGAGTAAGTGATCGACTAGCTCTTTGGGTTCTCTCATCACACCAACGCCCCCGTTTCAGCCTTCAGGGCGTCCGTGGTGGCGTCCCGTAGTTTCTCCCATGCGGCATGTCGTTTGCCCTTGGGCGCTGCAATCCAGCGTTTGCGGGCAAGTGCGCGCTTGGACTCGGTGAGTGTTTTGGTATCGGTCATTACGTCCTCCAAAAGAATAAGGCCCGACTCGTCGCGGGGGAAGCGCGCCAAGCCGGGCCATGCGCGGCGGGAAAGGGAAACCGCCCACGCATCAGGTGGCAACATCAGGGTCAGAAGGGATAAACCCAACCTTGCCGTCCGTTGCTTTCCATATCTTAAACGCCGTCCGTCCAGTAGGCCAGTGATGGCCGTGACGAAGGCGGCTCACGGATACAGGCGTTAGCCCTGTCCGCTCAGCAAAAGACCTGTTCGTTTCAGGAGTCTCCCGCAAATATGTGTCAAGTGTCATCATGCGCGCAGCCTATAACGCACGTTGATACCTTGGCAAGCCCTTATTTTTACTGAACTGCTGTTTTTTGTATACCGGCGCGTTATTTTTTTCTTGCAATGGTAAATCGGGCTGTTATGGTGAGGTATCGAAACAGGAGAAACACAATGTCCAAGACTGAAATCTCAAACGAAACACTCATTGCTCTGGTAGAGCGCGCTACGGGTCAAAAAATCGAGGTGCGCAAGGTCAACGTTGAAACCGAAGACTCGCCCGTCATTGGTCAGCTTTGCGTTGTTCGCACCTATTCTGCGGGTGTCCATATCGGGACCATCATTGCCAAGAATGGCACTAATGTTCTGCTTGAAGATTCGGTCCGCCTTTGGAAATGGACCGAAGCCTTCACGCTTTCAGAGGTCGCCACAAAGGGTGTTGGCAAGCAGAGCCGTATCTCGGCGCGGGTTCCCTTGGTCGAACTTTGTCAGGCCATTGAAATTATTCCGACTAGCACGGTTGCAGCCAAGACCTTTGAGCCACGCAATGCCTAATCTCTGGACTCACGGCAACGGCGACGGCGACGGCAACGGCGACGGCGACGGCTACGGCTACGGCAGCGGCGACGGCGACGGCTACGGCTACGGCTACGGCTACGGCAGCGGCGACGGCGACGGCTACGGCTACGGCTACGGCAGCGGCTACGGCTACGGCTACGGCAGCGGCGACGGCTACGGCTACGGCAGCGGCGACGGCTAAGGGAGACAAACATGACTTTCACAGACTCACAACGGGACGCGGTTTATCAGGCGCTTCAGTTCTTGGACCGCGCGCAGGACAGCACAGAACCGCTTGAATGCGGGCGGCTCCCCGATGGCGGCTGGACCCTCATGATGGCCGATACTGACGGCGGCGAAACGCTTGAGTTCACGTCTTCCGACCTGATCAACCTTCGCGCCGCGCTTGACCGTATCGACCGCGTAAACAGCGATGCCGCTTTGGTAGCTTCGCGCAGCAAGAGGGAGCCAGTATGATGCAGGATGACAGCAAAATCTTCAGCGAGATTGCCTCAACCGCAAAGGTACACCTGCTGCTTGCCGCTGGTGACATTCTCACCCACGCAAGCCCTGCCGCATGGACCGATTACGCGCAAGGCGTACACCGCGAACAAATCAAGAGGGCCGTCAAAGATGCCCGCGAAGCCCTGAACAAGATTGAAGGGATGTTGGAAAGCCTGTCTGAAACGGAGAACGCCGATGACCGCTGACCGCAACAAAGCCGAGCCTGTCGCTCGCACTGACTTCTGTTCCGATGATTACCGGACGCAAGAGGAGGCCGAGGCACTGGCAAGGACGCCACACGATGAGCGCGTCAAAGCCCGTCTGGATGCAAGAGACGCCGCGAAGGCAAAGCAGGAGGACAACTCATGAGCGTCCCTGACGACATTACGCGCGAGTTTGACGCAATCGTTGAACAGCACAAGGAAACGGGCCGGATGCTCACCGCAATGGCTAACCGCTTAGCGGAAACACGCCAGCGCCCTGCCTTCAAAATTGTTCGCTCTGACAATCTCAAAATGCCGGATGATCCCGGTCCGAAGGGGGCAGCATAATGCGAAACCAATCATTCATCGAACAGCTAACCCGCGCGGTCATCTTAACCGCGTTCGTTTGGGGTGGCGTATGGTTCATCTTTGCGGTGTCGCCATGAGCCGTCTTGTCATCATGTCGGGCCGATTGGCTACCGACTTCGGCGCGGGCTTGACTGTTGGCCTGCTTGCCGGAACCGCCGTGGGCGCAACGCTCGCAGCATTCTTGTTTTTCTTAGGAGCAAATTGAAATGAACCGTTCTGAAACAATCGCAACGCTCGCCGCTTCGCTTTGTGCAGCGCAAGCCGAAATGGCGGGCGCGAGCAAGGACAAAACCAACCCACACTTCAAGTCAAAATATGCTGACTTGGGGTCTGCGTGGGAGGCCTGCCGTGGCCCGCTTACCAAAAACGGGCTGAGCGTCATTCAGCTTCCATCATCGCAAGACGGCTGTGTGCGGATCGAAACCATCCTGTTGCACAAGTCAGGCGAGTTTATCAGTGATACGCTGGCGTTGCCTGTCACAAAACAGGACGCGCAAGGCTACGGCTCTGCGATGACTTACGCCCGCCGATATTCGTTGATGGCTGTTGTTGGCATCGCGCCGGAGGATGATGACGCCAATGACTCTATTTCAGGGGCAACACCCGCCAGTGCCAACGCGCCCGCAAACCCACGCAAGTCAAGCGCCGGCGCAAAGCGCGACGGGGACTATGAGGCCATCAAGGCCGAGATTAAAGGCTGCACAAACCCCGACGAATTGAAGGAATGGGGGAAAGCCAACCGCGAGCGTATCAACGCGCTTCCCAAGGCGTTTGAGGACCCCATCCGAGACGCATACCAAAACCACATGGAAGACCTGACAATCAAACTTGGAGCAGCAGCATGAGTTATAACCACAACAACCCCGCGCCATCGCCTGACGACTTCGCCCATGAAGTCGGCGCACTGGAAATGGACGCCGCCAATTTTGAAGGCGTGACCATCACATCCGAAAACGCCGGGGCTTTGCGCGACATTGTAGCGCGCGGCAATGACATCAAAAAACGCATGGAAGCAGCCCGCAAGGATGCCAAGCAGCCTCACCTTGACGCTGGCAAGGCGGTTGATGCGGCGTTCAAACCGCCAATCGAAAACACAACAGGTATTGTCACAACGGCCAAGTCTCGACTTCAAGCGTATTTGATTGCCGAACAAGAGCGCGAGCGCGCAGAGGCCGAAGCCGCCCGAAAGGCGGCGGAAGCCCTAAAAGACGACGCAATAATTGGCCAGCGGGTGACAGAGATTGCCGATGCCAAAGCCAAGCAGGCGGAGCAAGCAGGACGTGTCGCCTCCCAAGACGGCATTGCCAAGGTGGCAAGCCTTCGCACATATCGTTTTGCACAGGTCGATGATGCGACAGCACTGGTCGCTCACTACGCCTCAAACCCTGACATGATCGCCCTCGCCGAGAAGCTGGCCAACGCGGACATTCGCGCGGCCAAGGGCGCTGAAATCACCATCCCCGGCGTCACCGTCGCAGAAGAAAAGCGAGTAGCATAATGGGCAGCGTCAATAAAGTCATCTTGGTGGGCCACCTTGGGGCTGACCCTGAAATCCGCCGCCTCAACTCCGGTGATCCGGTTGTCAATCTCCGCATTGCCACATCTGAAAGCTGGAAAGACAAGCAATCCGGCGAGCGCAAGGAAAAGACGGAATGGCACAGCGTTGTGATTTTCAATGACCACATCGCCAAGGTCGCTGAAAACTATCTGCGCAAGGGTTCAAAGGTCTATGTCGAGGGTTCTTTGCAAACCCGCAAATGGCAGGACCAAAACGGCAACGACAAATACTCAACCGAGATTGTCTTGCAGAAGTTTCGGGGCGAATTGCAGATGCTCGACAGCAAGGGCGGTGGCGAACAACCCCGCGCACGTCTTGATGATGTGCCTGGCGGGACAACGCCAAGCAATGATGATCTCGATGATATAATCCCTTTTAATTAAATCCCCCTGTGATAGACTCGCCGCTCTATCAGTCCTTGGGATAAAAAATATGAAGGAACATGCGACAAAAACGTGCTTTAAGTGCGGGCGGGCGAAGGTCTTGGCCGAGTTTTATAAGCACAAACAGATGAAAGACGGTCGGCTCAATAAGTGCAAGTGTTGTACGAAAAACGATGTGCGCAAGCACCGAGAGCAAAACATTGAAAGGATCAGGGAATACGATAGAGCGCGCGGGAACCGTCAGTCGCGCGCCTATCACGAAGACTACAGAAAGCGGTTTCCCGCCAAGTACCGCGCCAGCACTCTAGTAGGCAACAGTATTAGGGACGGACGCTTGGTCAGGGAGAATTGCGAAGTTTGCGGGGCGGTAAAAACCCACGCCCACCACGACGATTACGCAAAACCCCTTGATGTTCGATGGCTTTGCCCGGTTCATCACAGACAGTGGCACATGAAAAACGGGCCGGGTCGCAATGGCTGTCTAAACGAACACACAACAGGAAAGTAAAAATGCGCTCTTGGTCAATCCATCTTGATACGCCGAAAGCCGCAATCTTAGCCAAGGCTGCGGTGGACCGAGCCCTTGCGCGCGGCGGCATGAAGGCCACTTTTGCCGAGCAAAACCGTACCGACGAACAGAATAAGCGCATGTGGGCGCTACTGGACATCATCACCGAAGAACGGCCCGTCTGGAATCACTTTCCGATGAACTCGCGCCGCTGGAAAGGCACATTTATGGATGCGCTGGGCATGGAGACGGACGCCACGCCAAGCATGGAGGGCGGGAGGGTTATACCGCTAGGCCATAGCACAAGAGAGTTATCAAAGGGCCAGTTTTCGGACCTGTTTGAAGTTATACACGCATTTGCAGCCCGCGAGGGCATTGACCTGAAAGAACCAACGGAAGGGAAGCACAATGACACCGAATGAAACACATCAACACATCGACCAGCTTGAGGCTCATATCGACGCAGGCGGAAAGCCGGGGACACATGTCGTTACCGACCTGATCGCCATTATGCGTGATCTGCTTGAGCAACATTCCGACCTTGAACGGCGTTTCCGTAATTCACGGCTAGCACTTCGCAGGAGTAAACCCAATGACTGATACACCAATGACAGCCGATGAGGTGAGGAAGATTATATTTGCCTTCACCTCAGTTGACGCCGGGGAAATCCACACTCCACACGGGTCCATCGACCTAAGAGATATGTGCAAAAGATTGGCGAGCTTGGCCGACCTTCTGGAGCGTAAGGCTCCCGATTATTTGCGCTTGATAATTGACGGCGTGATCTGTGACGCGGTTGAGCGCGGACATTCAACGGGGTCTGACACAGACCGCATCCTTGCTCTTATCCAGCCAGCCGTGAAGGTGAAGGCGCTGGAGTGGAGGGACGGGCGGGCAGTCACGCCACTTGGCATATACAGCACTGACGAAGCGGACGGGGACCGCCGGTGGGTTTGTTTTGATGGTCGTGTCATCGACTCCGACAGCTTCGCCACCCTAGAAACCGCCAAAGCCGCAGCACAGGCCCACTATGACGCGGCAATCCGTGAAGCCTTGGAGCCCAGCGCCATGCTCTCCGCCGCCCCTACAGGAGGTGAGTGATGGCCTGTCTTTCAGAACACCACAAACCAAAAGCAGGCGTCGTGGGGAAATGCTCTGTTCCAATGTGGTGCGGCGGGTTGCCTGCTGGGTTTTGCGACCAGTCCGCTTACGGCGAACAGCGCGCGGAACGCTATCGCGGCGAAAATCTATCTTACGCATCGGGTTATTGCTGCGCAGGTCACGGTGGTCCGCGAGAGAATGATGTTCGCTTTATGCGTGACGGCGATATGTGGATGGCCTTCAACCCCGGCTTTGTAAACTTGCAAGAAAGTCCCGCTGGCTTCGGTGAAACGCGAGCAAAAGCGTTGGCCGAATTGAGCGCGCCCCACCCCACCACAGGAGAAGAATGATGAATAAATCAGATGAGCCCGTAACCGGGTCTTCGATGATAGGTCGCCGCATCCGCGTCCAAAAATACACGATGGGCCATCCAACGCATCAGGAAGACTACATGGTTGAGGAGTTTCGGCACTGCCCCGGGATATTTTTGTCTGAAGCGCATCGTAAGGCAAACGTCTTCACGCCTCTGTGCGAGCTATACGATCCCGCACCGGCTGCCGAGAAGGGCTACATTCCAAACTTTGGTGAATACTACGCCGATTGGGTGCAGTCATGGATGGATATTCCGACACCAACCCACCCCGAGCAAAGCGAGGAACAACAATGACCCTGTATGTCATTTCCTCCGGTTCGTTTTCTGATCGCGAAGTCGAGGCGCGCAACGCAAATGCCGCCCGCTATGCGGACTTCAAAGCATTGCGTGAAGCCGGTTATTTCCAAGAGCGAGACGGCTTCCATCGTTACCTGACAGCCGAAAGCCCACGCGCCATGCTGAAAGCGAGAGACCAATGACTGAACCAATGACAACCGATGAAGCCACGGGAGACGTCTATTTTGTCCGCAAGAATGGGTATTATTATCGTCCTAACTCGCGCGGATACACATCCTCCCCCTGGGAAGCCGGTCGATACTCCAAAGAAGATGCCGAAACTCACATCGACGAACGCGCTGGCGTCTCTATCGTGCGGGCAAGCGAAGTTATGCCCGACATGCTGGATAGCCAATCAGAAGACGCTTGGGACAAACTGCGCGATGAAATTGTAGGCGCATTTATTGCCGGAGCAAAAGGCACCCATGACGCTTTGCGCGAAGACCCCGATAATCTGACCGACCCTGATCCTAATTTTAAAGAGGCAGCGTATGACTATTTTGCTGCGCTCGAAGTAAACGGTCGCACAGACCGCATCCTTGCTCGTATCCAACAGCCAGCCGTGGATAGAGAGGCTGTGAAGCGCCATCTTGAGCGCATGGCATCCACCGGCAACACCGGCAGCTTGGAGGAGTGGGGCGAGTTTTCGAACGCCATCATTGCTCTTATCCAGCCAGCCGTGAAGGTGAAGCCTTTGCGTTGGCATGATAGGCCGAGCGAGTCTGTTAGCCACCATTCAAGCGGCCTCTTTGAGGAATACAAAATTGATTGGCATGGCCCCGACGAATTTTACCTCTCGTACAGACACGTTGGCTTTGATACCACATTCCTCACCCTAGAAGCCGCCAAAGCCGCAGCACAGCGTCACTACGACAACGCAATCCGTGAAGCCTTGGAGCCTGTTTCTGACGGCATGGTGATGGTTTCGCGTGAACCGACTGACACCCAACTTGATCGCGCACTTCATTCGTTAGGTTCGCCCAACCCCAAGGAAAGCAAGGTTTGGCTCCGCGCATTCTACCGCGCCATGCTCTCCGCCGCCCCTACAGGAGGTGAGTGATGTGGGATTTTTGCACACACTCAACGCCGGTAGCACGAAAACCGCATGTTTGTGGAGATTGCCGCAAGCCCATCGCCGTTGGCGAGAAGTACCACCGCGTTTCCGGCGTTTGGGAGGGCGCAATGACCTCTTACAAGAGCCACCTAGATTGCGCGTTTTGCTGCGAGGAAATCCGCAAGGTCAATCATTTGGATGATGGGGATGATTACCCGCACCCTGACAACTTTGAAATCGAAGATTGGGAGTGGCTTGTCAAAACCCACCCAAAACGCAGCGCCCGATTGATGACCGCATACCATCCCACCACAGGAGCAGAGAGATGAGTAAATCAGATGAGCCCGTAACCGGGTCCGTGTCCTCGGCTTCGCCTGCGGGCCAGTTGTTGCGTAGGGCGACAGCCTTGCGCGTCTCGCTAGGGCAACGCACGCCGATCCGGGCCGGTTTAACCTATGAGGTGATCACGGTCGATATTGGAGAGGTCTTGGCTTTAGCGCGCCTACTAGAGGACACGCTTGTCTTGTTGGCTGACCACACAGAGCAACGCGAGGAACAACAATGACCCTTATACAAACATATGTCTTAGCATCTTCAATCTCTGGAGCGATGCTTACCCCACTTGTGCTGTTCTCTGGCGAAAAGGAAGAACTTGCGCGGCTAAGCCCGTTTCATATCGGCTTGGGGTTCGTGGGGTTTTCGGGGCTCGGTTTTGCGCTTGGAATGATACTAACCCCCGCCATCATTGGGTACTGGCTATGCAAGATTATCGGGTTGGCGATCCTTGCTATTCGAGGGGTGAAACAATGACCCTGAAGCCGTATATGCTGGCCTTGTTTATTCCGTCATCCACGAGACAGGCGGGCGCATATTCTCACGCCATGTCATCGCCCAAAGCTGGGAACAGGCAGAGGAACAATGCGGTCCCGGTGAAACCGTTGACGGGCAGATTGAAGCCATACTCCCCGATGACGGGGCAGCAGAACAATTCAAGCGCAACCTGAAGGGCAAGGAGATAGGGTGATGGAGCAGGCACAGGTTAATGCCGAAGCCGCCGCATGGGCTCGCGTCAAAGCCGCCGAGCGCAGATGGCTCGACATGCTTGGCAGACCCGTAGATCACCTGTGCGACGAGTGCTTAGACCGCCACACTAGGGCGACCCACGCGCTTCATCTCGCTGCACAGGCCGAGCGGCGGAAATATGACGCTTGGGGCAGAACCCTTAACGAACAAAAGTGACAGGGATAGAGCCTAACCAATCATGCTGACATTGCACGTTGTACGGTACACTTCGCCATGACCTAGCGCCGCAGCCGCCTTGCGCAAACTGCCGTGTTCAATCCATGCCTGAATCTTCTCTGTCTGCTTTTCAGTGGTGCAGAAATCCAACAATCGGGGATCGGGGACCATACGCTAGCCTTCAATCCGCTCTAATTCTTCACGCAGCATCGCAAGGACGCGCTCGTTGTCTTCACGGTCAGGGTCATCAAAGGCCATCGCCTCTAGCCGCTTTTCCGTGGTCGTGATCTGAAACTCTAGCGCGGACGCCCTATCGCGCCGGTCAAGCCTTTCATCAATGATAAGCGTGGCGAGGGATTCAACCCGTTCATCCAGCACATCGACGGTGACGTATTCAGGGAAGGCCCAAAAGCCAGCGAGATTGGAAATCACACCGCCCGTTGCCGTAAGCAACGCCGCGATTGCCCCAATCAGGACCGCCCATTGGTTAGGGCTATTCGGGGGCTTCAGTGTTGGCATCGGCCCACTCCCTGATCCTGTCCAAGCGACCGGCGCAAATATCCAGCGCCTCAATCAAATCGGTGCGGTGTTCCACCAGGTCGCGCGTTGTCTCTATAGACCGCACAGGGCGCTCACAGGGGAGCGTCAGCGCCTTGGGGGGCGTCACCCTCACTGTCTCCGTTCTCGTCAACAGGCGAGGGGTTGAGCAGCCCGCGCAAAGCATCAGGCACAGGCTCGTCGAGATAATCCGCAACATCGTCATTGTTCCTAGCTGCATCGTCTATATCCGCTCGCCGTGTGTTGGCTTGTGAACGAATGGCCCGCTCGCGTTCGAGGGCATCGACAAGCAGTCTATCCAGCGTGTCGGCTTCCTGTTGGAGTTTGGCGATGGCTTCCTGATTGGCGTCGTTGGCTTCAACCGCGATTGCGAGATCCGCTCGTGTCTCTGACAGGCGTTCCGAAGCAGAAGACCACAGAAGAAAAAATGCGCCCGCAAGGGCAAATGCGCTCCCCGTCGCAATGATGAGGATTTTGCCCCATAAGCTAGACAGGATGTTCAACATGTCACCACCATTTAGTTAGCATTAGAACGCCAAACGCGATGAAGCCGGACGCAATAATCGCTCCGACCGCGACATTTAATTCGCGGCGCGAGAAGCCTTCCTGCACCATCATGGATGCTCGAATGTGGCCGTAAGCCGCCATCACGACCATGATTTCACGCGATGGAATGTTGGCGACGACGCCCCATGAAATCAGCGCGTTTGTGAAGGGCCAGCCATAAAAGTGTGCCAGCCACGCCACGCCCCAATATGCGCCGTCTAGTAACTCACCGAGAAAGCCGATGAAGATACCGCCCGCGATCCAATCGCGCGGCTGTGCCTTGGAAAACTGACCGGTGAAGACATAAGAAAAAGTGCCATGATACCGGGACAGCACCCACCCGCAGAAGATTAGCGCGGGGAGGGTGAGGCCAATGGATAGAGCCTCAAGAACTTCGCGCAGCATTGCCAACACCTTCTAGCAGGGCATCCAGAAGGCGCGCGGTTTGTTGTTTCTCGTTGGCCTTTTTCATCACTTCGCCTTTCAACTCGTTCAACTGGCCCGCAAGGCTGCGTATCTCGTCGCGGTAGGCGTCGTGTTTGTCGGTTTTGCGTTTTCCGTTAAGCGGCATCGACTTGCCCCTTCAGGTCTTTCCAAAGGTCAATCTGTGCCTTCAGGTTTTCAAGGTACTCCCGCTCCGCTTCCCGCCGCCCATCGACCTCCTTGCGCCATAGCCAGAAGAACAGGCCAGCCAGCGCGAAGCCGGGGCCATTTTCGAGGGCGTATGAAACGACTTGAGCGTCCATCATGAATACTGCCAAAAAGCTGGACGCTTACCCGACCGCGCGTAGTCGTGGTTATCGTCAAGGTGAATGAAAGAGGGTTTGTTCACGCCAATGCCAAGGAAGCGGAACTCAAAGGCCAGAGAGATCAGCCCGTACCAATCGCCGTTAGCCGGTGCGATGTCAGCCGCCCAGCCGCCCGAATGATTGCCCTTGCCGCCAATCGAGCGATCATGTTCCGGTGTGCGATACCAAGAATTGACGCGGATTGGTGAGCCGAAGTCCCGGCGCAATTCGTCGAGGCGAAGCCCAAACGGCTTGTGCAGAACAATGGACCCGTCACGACTGTCTGACACTTCCTCTGGTGAGAAGAATGTCAGGGGCCATTGGTCTGGGGCAACATCGCGCCAGTGTCGGAATCGCAGAACGTCAGGCATGGACTAACCCCCGCCTTCGAGGGCATCAAGCCGCTCACTTAGCTTATTGATTGCCGCAACAAACATGCCCTGCATTTCCAAAGGTCGCAGAAAATGCCGGTCCTCGCCCTTGTCGTATTGGTAAACCGCAAAGTCCTCGATACCCGCTTCCGTCATCGCCGCCTTGACTTGCTGGGCAAACAAACCGGCGTGTGGCCTGCCGTGTGAAACGACACCCTCTGGAACATCGACTAGATATTTTTCCTCGTACTCAACCTCTCGCTCAACCGGAATATATTTCTCTGGATTGCCGGGGTCTGGCTCCATCGTCGTTTCGGTTCGCGTCGCTTTGCGGATAGCCTCTTTCGTGTGCGCCGGAATGACCGTATCTTTGAACGAATACCAGTGCGCATCCAGCGCGCCGATGAAGCTCAACGCCTGATCCCCGTCAATCAAGCCAAGGTCATCTTTTCTGCGCTCGTCGGAAACCGTGACAGCGTTCTGAACGTAAAGGTTGTCCCATTCCAAACTTGTCGAACCCAAGTCCAACGACTCTGTTGCGGACGGAAGAAAATCTAACCCGGCCTTTATGTCCGTGGTCGAAATCATCAAGTCGTTTGCTGTGCCGACACCAAACCGCAGATCGACATTGTTTTGCGATTCGAACAAAACGTGCGCCCCACTCGCCGCTGTGCCAACCTTAAGGGCGCTAGACCCAACATGCTGAACCTCCCACGCCGTATCGCCAATGGCAGCCATCTTTGTAATGTACCAAGGGGATGCGCCGCGCGGCACATGGACGGCGTTCTGAATCACTCGGTTCGTGGTATTCGTGGAATTGTCTGTGACGGTCGCAGCGGTCGCATTTTGCGCCCAGATCGTGTTATTTGTCGCGCTTGCACCAAATGTTATCGCCGTAACCGCATATTGCGCGCGAACCTCACAGCGAGTCGTGCTTGCGGCCAGAACAATTGACGTGGCGCTAAAATCGCCGCGCAGAACGTGCCCGCTGCCCGAAATTGTCAGCGCAGAAGGGTTAGATATCCGGCTGCCCTCGTCGATGTAGCAATAAATACTGTCTGCGTGGAAATCTATGCCCTGCGCCGAGCATCCAATGATGGACGTGACGCGAGCCGCATTGAGTTCCATTATCTTGTGACCGCCCGCGTGCAGCCCGATAAAGCGCCGTATGCCGTTGGTAGACAACTCCGTTGCAGGGCCAGAAATTGCGGGGTCAGTCGTCGTGGTGCAGCCAAACTCGCCACCAATCCAAGCGAAGTTAGTCCCGCCCGTTGCGCCTGCCCCGTCATCCTTGAAGTCCACGCACGGGCCGGCGCAATTGACGATCTCAAAATCTATAAACCGTTGGTTGTTCTTACCAACCGGGACGTTGACGCCGTTTCCGGTGTAGGTCGAGCCGTCGCCATTCATCTTGCCATTCATCAGTACCGCGTCGGTCCCGATGTCGAACATGTCACCGTTGAAGCCCTTGGTAATTGTGCGCCCGGCAAAGTCTAAAGTGAACTCGTTGGGAATCGTTACCTTGTTCGCCAGCGTGAAATTGCGGGTTAGTCGAACATAAGCAGCCCCCGCCGCAATAGCAGATTCAAGCCTTTCAGTGTCGTTAGCTCCCGCGTACTGATCCAGTGATCCGATAACATCCGTCGATGACGTGTAATCGTTTACAGTCCATACCGTCGCGCCGTCCGCATCCTTGAGAACAAGGGTCAGCAATGCGCCTGACCAAAACACGTTTGAGACAATGCCGGAGCCATTTGCAAAGAAGCCCTGCGTATTTGCGACAAGCGGATTCGGGAGTGCTGTAGAAAGCCCCGTATCGCTGTATATCGCCACCTCGGTTGTGGTTCCGTTTGCGTAAAAATACAGGCTCGCATTCGGGACAACATTGCCGTTAAGGTCAATCGCTTGAAGCGTTGGATTCTTGAATGATGCACTCATGGTACAGCCCTCAAAGCGTTAGGATTGGAAAGGATGGACGGCTCTGGCACATCAATAAGACCGCCCTCAATAAATGAGGCCAGATCGGCGCTCTCTTCCTGAGAAAACGCCACATCGTCAGCCAACCGGCCCATAAAATTGATGCCGCGCAGCGTTGATTGCGGAACTCGCACCCCTGAACCAATCAAAAGATTGCGGCCAGCATTGGAAGTCAAAATGCGCCCAATCCACATGGTAGGCAAAAGGGCAAGGGCATCCCCGATTCCCCGTATGCTCGAAACCGATGTTGTACCTGACATAGCGCCGCCAATATCAGTCGTTGACTGCGATATAATCGAGTTGACCAACTCGACATTATTCAGCAGTGCCATATCTGCATCTGTAAGCAGGTCCGTCACACCGCGTGCGCGTGCGTTACTGATGGCCCGCGTCAAGCGTGCTTGATTTACGGCTTGTCCACGCGCGTTTGTGTCAACCACCCCGTTGATAATTGATTCAATCGCGGACGCCCGAACAGCTCTGCCCGGCGATGTTTCCGCCCAACTGTCAACACCTCGACGGTTGGCAAGGTCTGTAAGGCTATCAATAATTGCAGCCGTGCGCCGAGATGGGATGCTGCCTCGCAACAAGCCTTGTATGAATGCGTCTGCGCTCTCCTGTGCGGCGGCAATTTGAGGAATATCCGTTTGCCTCAAACGCTCAATGGACCTTGCCGTGCGATTCACTGCATCCATCTCATTGCGCGTAAGCATCATGCCAAGTGTGGACTCATTGCGGCCCTGATACTGTGCCAACCGCTCCGGCAGATTCATAACGTCCCTGAGAAGGTCCGCCTTGAAACCGTTTGTAATTTCTTGCCAAGCAGCAGCGCCTTGCTCCCCGCTGGAATCCAGAATGCGGCGAAGGTCGCGCACTTGGTCAACATTGCCCGGCTGCAAAAACCGCTCTGCCATTTGGTAAGGACGGTCGCTGCGAGCGATTTCAACAATCGTGCTTTGGTCAAGGTTGGAAAACCGCTGCGCCGCCGCCTCTTGTGCAGACCTCCAAGCGCGCAAAGCATCCGGCCCAACAGGATATGTGACACCATCAGCGCCAATTTGCGCTATCGGGCTGTCCATTGCCTCACCTAGAGCAGCACGAAGCTGGTTTGCGGTCGCGGCAGGAAGGCGGACGCCCTCGACGCCCGGTTGTGACATATCGTGCAAAGCGCCGCGAAGCCTGAGCAAATCTTCAACGCCCATTTCGGCATGGTCAATCTCTCGCCAAGCAGCAATAAACCGTCTAAGGGGGGCCGTCCCTTCGGGGTCAACCTGAACCGGACTCCCGTCCCTCCCCGGCAAGGGGCGCAGTTGGTTTTGTTCGATGCGGTCGATAGCCTTATTAACCGCAGCCACATTAAAGCGGAAGTCCCCACCAGCGCGTGCAGCAGTATAGAGAGCGTCAACCGCCTCGCGTGATGTTGCTTCGTAGACCTCACGTCCAGCACGGATCGCCGCGCCGACTTCCTCCACAGGAATGTCCGTGACACCCAAAGATGCGCGCAAATCCCCCGCAAACGCCTGGTTCAATTCTTGCGTAGCGTCCATCAATTCCTGTCGCGCCGTTCCCGCCGTCGCGGGGTCGCTAATGCTTTCCAGTGCGTTGACAAGAACTTCGTTTTGTCGCTGCGCATAATTGTTGATGCGCGGCCAAATGCGAGAAGCAACAGACGATATACGCTTGATAATTTCGGCTGGACCTTGGCGGACGACCTGTTGCGGCATAAGGCCGACACGCTCAGTTGACGCACCCAACCATGCAGGCGTGCGCGGAGCGCCCGGCAAATCTGCCAGCTCCCTCATTGCCTCAGCCGCTTCCATGCCCTGTTCCGAAACGCCCATTGGACCAGTTTGAACCATTCGGCCAATAATGGATTCCAGACCGAAGCCCGCTGCGCCGCCGAGACCGCCTGCAATGCCGCTGCCGACAACTTGTTGCGCTTGGCCTCCGATGTCTTGCGCCTGAACACCCTGAACGCTTTGCACGCCCTGTCGAACAGCCTCACCACCCGCACCGCCAACAGCACCAGCACCGACATACCTAAGCAGCTTTAGAACACCCGACAGTACTGCGCTGCCTCCCCTTGTGGCGATCAATGCCGCACTCTCTGCAGCAAGTTGTTCCGCCCCCGGCGCAAGAATGTTCGCTGCGCGGTTTCCCAACTCAAGCGTGCCTGCAGCGACCGTGTTTGGAATCATCATAGCGCCATCAGATTCCTCCATTGGCTCAGCGAGGGTTTCAGCCATTGTCGGGCTGACAAAAGACACCGGATCATCCGGCGACCTGCGCCACGTTGGGCGACCTTCTGTCATAACGGACGCGGGATAATACTCGGCTTCTGGATACTCTCGACGAAGGCGCATTTGGCGCTCTGCATCATTGTCGGCGCGCGCCATGCTGATGCGAGAGGCATCCCCGCCATACTGAGGCAGGTAATCACGCGCAATGTTTTCTGCGGGGCGCTGGTTGCTTCCAGACAGCCCTTCAAGTATGCGCTCTGTCATTGCAGCCGCATCGCCCGTGTCTTCAGAAGCACTTTGCTGCTCCAAGATGCGGCGTGTCATTTCATCGGCGGATTGGTCCTGCACTGGCATTATTCGGCCTCCGCAGCGCCAGCCATTTGAGCGCGTGTGATCTGCAAAGCAACTCTGATAGCCTCGGTAATTTGCTCTTCGCTAAAACCTGCCGCGCTCATTGGGCCGGTAATTCGCTCAGTAACAACTGTCGCATCAACTCCCCCATCTGCATTTATAAACGGATAGGGCATCGTCCCGCGAGAAAGCAACGCTTGACGGTTTGCGGTTGTAATTGCCAATGGATAAGACATGGCGAGCCCCTCCATAGCGCGCGTGCGAGTGGAAAGGTTTTCTGTGACGCCCACTATTTCGGCGGCAATCGCGCGCTCTTCTGCGGTAATCCGCCCCGACTCTTCCCCTGTGAACAAGGCAACAGACTGCGCCACATTAACCTGCGTTATGGCGCGCAACGCCGCTAAGTCGTCGGCTGTAGCGCCCGAAATAACCTGAGCGACATTTGACCCAGCATCCCGCCCCAAAACTTGCTCGACAACGCCCGCCGCTCCTCCGGCCAAACCGCCTAACCAACCAAAAGCACCCGTTGGTGAATTTGACACAGCGTCAGCGGCAAGCAAAATTGTCGATGCTTGGTCCTCGGCTGCGGCTCGCGCCTCAACCGCTCTGTCCCTAGCGCCCCGCCCCTCCATCGCTTGCCCGCCTGCAACCGCAGCGGCCAGATTGCTTACACCCCGCCCAAGAGCGCCAAGGCCGCTATCACTAAGCGGGGCTGTATTCCCGACCGGCGTTACCTGACCATTTGCCAGATTTACCTGATACGTTCCCCGTCCACCAGCAGGATAGCGCGGATCACCTCGCTCGATGCGCTCGTATCGTGCGGGCGTCTCTGTAGTCGCTGCGAACTGGCCCAACCGCTCTTGTGCCTCTTCAACAGAAATGTTCAAACGGCTTGCAACACCTTGCGCCACTATCCCAGCGTCCCGACCGGATGCAACCGCCTGCGCGCCATTCTGAAAGATTGTGTTCTCACGCTCTTGCTGAGCCTGTGTTTGACGTTGGCGCGCATCAATAAAGCGAAAGGCGTTCGCCTGCTCTTCACGAGGAAGCTGCGCAGCCAACGATACCTGCTCTTCGTATGAGAGGGGCCGTGGAGCCGCTGGGGCTTCCTGTGCTGGCGGGATAGCACCGCCAACCCACCCACCGTCAAACGACGCCTGAAAGGGTTCTGATTGCTCGCTTTGAGGCCCTGTGCCGCCAACAAGCAGGTTCATAATCTCACCAGTACGGCGTGCCTGTGCCTGTGCAGCCGCTTGCTCCATTTGAGCCGCTTGCTGCGCCAAACGCCGATCCGAAGCATCGTTGAACGCGCCGATAAAGGCGGGTCCAGGCTGTGCCATGATGGAAATACGAGACATTAACCGAACATCTTCCCTAGCGAATTGCCAAGCCCACCCCAAGGGATACCACCCAAGGCGTTGCCCCAAATCGAACCCTGCGCGTTAGCGCCTGCGCCGCTGATATTGCCGAGGTTAGCCGTCAAATCACCGCGCGCACCCATAAGCTGCCCCATCGTTCCAGCGCCCATTCCGGCAAATCCGCCGAAGTCTGTTGGCTGTGACAGGCCCGCGATACCAGCCATGCGATTGTAATAGTTGCCGTATTCACCAGCCGCCAAGCCCTGTCCGTATTGCGTGATGTCGCGCAACTGGTTGCCAGACATAAGCATTCCGCGTGACGCTGCCGAGGAATCAAGGTTTCGAATGCCCTCATTCAAACGGAACTGGTAATCAGGCGATGTGAAGAAACGGTCAAACGCTTCCCGCTGCCGGTCATCGGTGAAGTTATAGCCCGGCCCGCCCATGCCATTCGGGGTCATGTGTTCAGGAGGTTGACCGCCGCCCGTTTGAGGTTCGATACCCGGTTGCTGCGTTATTCCTTCGCCGCCGCCCGGTGTGCCGCCCGTCTGCACGTTGACACCCGGAGGAACACCCGTTTGCCCCGGTGGCTGCGTGCCGCCCGTTACAGGAGGATTTGTAGGCGTGCCGGTATAGCCGCCGCCAAACCTGTTGATGTTGGGGTCAATCTGGTCATACGGGCCTTCGCCGCGACCGCCGCGATAGTTTTCAAGATAGGGCATTAGTATATCTGCCTCATAAGTCCGCCGTCAGGATTTCTTGGCCCAGCCCCCATATGCGGGTCAGCGTTTGCGTAAAAGCCGCCCGGTGGAACATAATTGGCAAGGAAGTTCGTGATATTATTGTTCCCGCCCGGCTGCGCGATACCTTGCGCGCCCGGTATATTGGTCGCAGGGTAGAAGTCAGCAGGCCCGCCCAAGCTGTCCGGTGTCGGGGCCGCGTAAATATCGCCAAGCCCGTACAAATCCGTGATCTGCTGCAAAGCCGAGTTCGAACCGCGTTGACGAGGGTAATTCGCCATCGCCATATTGTTCATCATCTCACGCTGGAAATCGAGATTCTGATTGGCAATACGCTCTTGAGCGGCATAGCCCTCACGCGAGATATTTGCTTGGTCGCGGGACGCGCTCTTCTGACTGTTGGACTGAAACAATCCACCAAGAACAGAGCCCGCAATCGGGGCAAGAAGGTTCCAAATCATTAGTAATCAACCTCGTTTATGCGCAACCCATCAAGCCTGAATAGTGTCGGGTCAGTAAAGCGAACTCGGAACACACGGCCCGGTGGGCGCAATGTGCCAAGTCTCGTCGTGAACATTCGTGTAGAAAACTCACCAACTCTGCCGGGATAGAGGTTTCGGGCGTTGGTGTAGGACTTGCCGCCGTCATCACTCCAATCCAACAAGATGATTGGGTTTTCGCCTTGGCCTGCAATTAGGCCCGCGCCTCTGGCACCGTCCAAAACCACTGTATCACAAGAAATAGCACTTTGTGAAGGGACGAATACTGAAGCCTCCCTCGCAAGTATATTTCCATCTTCTGTGTAGACAGTTTTGCTTTGCGTATAGATGTTGCCATTATACCGAGAAGCTGCATAATGATTGCCCCCGCGAAACACATAGGCGTAGGGGATATAACCGTCAGTGTTGCGTGATCGGCGTTCGTGCCACTCACCTGTGCTGGTGTCAAAGACATAGGCGCTGTCAGGCTGGCTCACCAATACAAATTGATGACCGTCCTCAATGTAGAAGGACATGCGCGTATCTGCCGAGCCCATTTTCTCTGAAATCGCGGGCGTTGAGATTGGTGTTGCTTGGTATCCGTCAAGCCGATAGACTACTCGGTCCGCTCCGGTCCACACGATAGCCTGATTGACCAGCACAGCGGCTCTCGGCCCAATGCACCCCTTTTCGATAATTCCGCGCGTATCCCTTTGGAATGGCGCGTTGGCGTCTCCTGTCGAAACCCACACTTCCGTTGTGTTTGTTCCGAACAAGACGATTGCATTGCGCTGGGAAACCAGAGCGACCAGATCATCACCGCTGAACTCTGCCGTAGCAAAATTGAGCGAATCAAATGTTGTCGTCAGCACGTTCGACCAATAAAACCGCGACGAGTCATTTGGGACAACCACAAAGCGGCCATCAATGTACGCCGCCGAAACAAAATTAAGCGCCGCGTCAACCGTTTCCGTTGCGAATGTTGTCCCGTCATAGGAATAGACATTCCCGCCCGCGACCAGAATCATCTCGTCAATGGTAGAAAAGGCCGCAGACACCGCTTCAGTACCAGCAACCGACGCTGACACCGCCGTCACCACGCCAGCCTCGTTGATGCGTGACAGATTGGCATCATGCACCACGAAAATGTCATTCCCGAACACGCCCTGCTGATAGAAGATACCCCGAATAGTTCCCGAAAGAGACTGGTAGGCTGTCAGGCCCGGTGTGGGGTTCAGCGTGTATTGGCGGTCTTTTTGGTTCGGTGCGGCTTCCGCGTACAGGTTCACAAGCCCCAGCGGCGGTGCGCCAAAGGTGGTGCGGACGTAGAAACCTGGGCCAAACCCAACGTACATTTTAAGCGCCTGCCGGTTGAACGCGACGAGTCATGCTGACATAATAACGTGCGGCATCGACCGTACTGGCTTCAAGATACAATGTATCGCCCGCCTGCAAGGTGTGGTTAGACAGAGAGGGGGTGATATTGTCCGAGGCGGGAAGAACCAACGGCCCGAACAAAACATCATCAGCCGTGCTTCCGCCGACATAGACATTGACCTCACTGACCGAAGTGGTCGTCAGGTTGTTAATTGATACCTTGTTGACGCGCGCCACCCATCCTGTCGGGATCGTGGTGATGAGAACCGGCGTGGTAACACCAAGTTTCCCAGTGAATCGTTCGTCTCGAATGTTACTCATGTTTCGCTCCTAAGATGCTAACCGCGCCGTGAATGTTGTGTCTGCGCTAAGGCTTACACCATCTGCTCCTGTTGGGGCCGATGTGATGTCAAGACACAATGCAAGTGTGACATTTTCTCCGTCAAACGTGCTTGCGTCTGTCCCAAAGTAATACCGTGCCGCTGTCGATGAATCAGCGCGGGCCGATTGCAGGTCGTTGGCGTTCTGTGTGACGATACCGCCCCCACCGGATGAAAACGTGAGTCCCGCCGTTGCCCCCTGCCAAATCTGCACTCGCGCCGTTCCTGCCGAACTAGCGTCCGACTTGATGGCAATGTTGTCGCTCGCAGAAACAATCGCATAAATAGACCATTGCGCCTGAACGGCGGCATCCGTCGCCGCAGCGTCTGAATCGGTATATTCGGTTTCCAGAATGAGAAATAAAGCCTCATCTGATAGGGACACTGACGGGAAATACACCTTGGCGACTACAGCGGGGTACGTGTCATCATACGTGTCGGCAGTAGCGTTCCCAGCCAAAACCTCTGTGTTTGTACGCCTTACGACCGTGCCGTTGTCATACCATTGTGTGCCGTTGTCAGAATCGACGTAAAACCGCTCCCTCGTTGGCGTAGGAGCGCCCGAATCCGTCTCAATAAGTGCAAACCCACCCGCAACAAGCTGCCGGTTGACCTCATCTTGAAACGCCAGGTTCCCCGTTCCGCCAATCGGCGCAAACTCTTCCCCACCAACAAGAGAACCAAATGTTCCCAACTGGTCGCGGACCTCCGCAATCTGCGCGTCAACATTCGACAGCGAAGCCGTCTGCGTGGATTGCAGCGCGTTTATACGGCGGCGAAGGTCTTCCAGTTCAGCCAGTGAACCATCATCAGCGCCAAGGGACGCAATCAGCGCCTCAAGAGCATCGGCAACCGATTCAATGCGCGCCTCAATGCTCGATATGCTGGCCGAGTCGTCAAAGCCTTCATCATTGTATTTGCCGGTGCGACTCCACACCCCGTCAAAAAACTCTCCCCAAGCGGTCGAAGGAAAGACAGGCTTCCCGTCAACATGGCCTAGCGGTTCATTGGCTAGAGGTATGGTGACATTGCGAGGGCGTACATTCGTCATCGACGCCCCCTGCGAGACGGCCTGATAAACGTGCTGACAGGCTCCACATCAAACGCAAGCGCGTCCTGAAGGGTCTGACGTGCCGTGGCCTGCAAACGCTGAATGGTGGTCACGTCCTGCGAACGATAGGACGGGATAAGGCGCGCAGCCAAATTATACAAAAGCGGCTCATACCATTCCTGCGGGAAATCAGGCGTGTTCGAATTAACGTCGAAGTCCTCGACCGTCCGCGTATAGGTGTATTTGACACTCCCGCCCGCGTCATCTTCCATCAAGGGCCATATCTGCAAATTGCCGGTCGCAAGCTGCGGATCGTAATAGAACAGCGTCGGTGACGATTTTGTCGTCTTGTTCGGCAGTTCGTCATATTCTTCACGGCTGATCTGCGTCATCGTGCGCTCATTGCCTGTGCTGTCCACATAGCGCATATTCATAAACCGCAAGGGCCGATAGGTTTTGTCGCCGCCTGCGCCAAACGTATAGGGATTTGTGTCGTCGCCCTGATTGTTTACAAGTGTCAACGAGCCGCGCGTCACCATCCACAGATTATGCCCCGACACCTGCCAGTGCTTAATCATCGAATTGAGAGCGCGAAGAGCCTGTGCCTGCATATCGGGCTGAATCTGCTCGTCCGGCGCAATAACGGCGCACTCAATCAGGGCGTCCTTGATAAGAGTGCCTGCGGTAACGCTGTAATCTGTTGTGCCTGAAGTCGTCATGTCGAAGCATCCCCGCCGCGAAGGTTCATTGTCACTTCCCACGTCGCCTCGGTCGATGTGACACCAAAGTCAGCAACCAGGCGCACGCGCGTTGCGTTGTGGCCTATAGGTACGCTTGTTTCACTCCCCGACACAAATGCCTGAACAGTCAAGTTCATCAGCGGGTCGTTAAGCCGTGTCCATGTCACGCCATCATCTGACCGCTCAACATAGAGATTATTGCGGATTGCGCTTGCCGTGGTCAGCGTGAAATTGAGATACGAAACGTACTTCTCTGCCGCGAGCGTGACAGTACCTAGCACAATAAGCGCATCTGTGTCTGTCGTCTCACCAACCGAAGTCGAACCCAATAAAACAGAGTCAGGCGCTTCCGGCCTTGCCTCCCTCACGCCAAAGTCATCGACAACACCGCGAACAAACTCTTGCGGATTGCGCTCGTCAAATTGCTCTTTCCAGACAAGCAGGCCATCCCATTGTTTGCGCACATCGCCCGACAGAATGCGCAAACCCGTATTGTCACACCGGACATAATGCTCATGCGTGATGTTCTTGGGTATCTTACCGCGTCTGCGTGCTGAACGAATCCGGGCCATGATTAGCCTTTCTGTTCTTCTGTCGCTATCAGGCCAGCATTGCCCAACGCTTCGCGGGCTTCCGCCTCATCTGCAAAGACCATGAACGCCGTCTCGCGCCATTGCAATTCGCCGCCGACAACCTCACCGTTTTCGTCAATCTCTCCGCCAACCATTACCGGCGAGTCACCCGCCCATGTGTTGAAAGGCGTTACAGGTTCAGGCTTTGCCTTGTGTTTGGCGAGGTTCTTTTCCAAATCCTTCACCGCGTCGTCGTGCTGTTTCTTCACGGCCTTGCGAAGATCAGTGCGGGTTTTGCGCTTGCCGACCAGTGGCTTTTCCTTAAAGTCAGAGTCAGGCCGCTTGTCAAAGTCATCCAGATACTTGCGGGCCTTTTCTTCCGCCTTGACCAACCGCTTATCAAAAGCCTTCTGGTCAGTGACTGCGATATTGACGTGATAGCCTTCGACGTATCCCGTAACAGGGCGATATTCATGGCCCTCGGTATCTGTGACAGGCTCGCCATAGATGGGGATTGGAACGTGAACGGCAGAAGGTCCGATGAAGTTGGTCATGTTGACATCGCCTGAAGTTGTGCGTCTGTCAGCGTACCTTCACCAATGGCAATGCGGTAGATATAGCCACGACAGGGCGCACTGCCGTTCGCGGAACCGACCGACAATGTTGTCAGCGTCGGCAAATCAACGGCGCTATCCGAACCTACAGCCGCGCCATTTACTGAAACCTGTAGGTCGTCCGTCGCCAAAGAGAGCGCCGTTTTGAACGGCAAGCCTGTGTCTGTTTTACCGGCTACCAGCCCAGTATCGCCAGCCGCCGTTTCTGAATATACCGCACCGATATTGGCAGAGAGATTGTAAACTTGCAGCCGCTCACCCGCCGCTCCGTATAATTGCAATACGATTTGGCCGCCTGAAGAAACGGCTGCGCCATCTCTATATTCAGCATCCACCAACACCCAAAACCCCTGCGACGGGTCAAGATTGCCGACATTCGTCCAGCGGGACGCGGTGGTGCTTGTCGTTGGGATGTAGTCTTGAGCCGTTGCGCCGGTTTGTAGCTGGGCCCGCGCGATGAATACCCCATCACCATCGGCTGCGGACGACACCGTACCGTAGCTCGCGCTCGAACTGTCTACCAAATACAAGTAGAATGTCTGGTTCGTGGTAGCAAAGCCCGTAAAAGTGACGATGCAGCGGTAATAACCATCGCCCAGAGCCGTTACTGACCCCGTTGCTTTTGTGCCAGACGTGCCGACCGAGCCATCAGTCAGATCGAAATTGCAAAACCCCTGCCCGTCGACACTTTGAAGGATTTGCACGTAATCCACACCGTCAGCCTTCACATCCCAATAAATCGTGAACGGGTCAGCGCCGGGAGTAGCAGCTCTTCCGAAGCGTTTCACTGTGGCGGTCCCGGTGTTAGACCGTAAAGCGCCGTCAGCGTATGTCGTGTTTAACTTAGCCCAAGCCGCATTATCGAACTCCTCCGAATACGTCAGGAGATTAGTAACCAACCCCAGATCAACAGAAGCCGTGTCCGCGCCCGCAGAGGCGCTTGCGCTTGTGGTGGGAATGTAAGGCGTGGCGACAGAGCCGGTTTCGAGTTGTGCGCCCCACACCACCGTGGCTAATCCATCGACCCCAGCCGGGCCAGACGTCATTGCAGGATAAACATACAGAGAGTGATTGCCCGTGGAGACAATCGTCACCGTCACCGCTACTCGATACCACCCGCCTGCCAGCGCCTCCACATTCGTTGTGCCAGCACCAGCGGTGATCGACAAAACCGGCACCCCGGCGGTCCACGTCGCATTGACCAGCGCAACCCACGCAAACGGGCTATCAAACGCGATAGCAAACGACATTTCCGTGGCGGTATCTTCTTTGATGTGAAGCGAATAAGTCACCACGTCCGATGCCGTAAATGAAACCGAATATCCGCTTGTAGCAAACGAGGCATTACTAACCGCCGTTGTCGGGTTCCAGATAGCCAACTGCCCGCCCGCCGGATCAGTCCGATACTCTAAGCCCGCCGATTTAGCGCCCCAGTCTGGCGTCGAAAAACTGTCCGACTGGCGCACCAAATTAGTCGCACCCGCATCGACGGCCAAGCCTTTGTCTGTACGCCGCGGAAGCTGTGTCGTTATCGCGCTGGATGTCGTGGCAACATAGGTGTCTTGGGTGGTGACTTTGCGAATTTGAGCGCCCCAAAGGTAGACGCCAGACGTGCCATCACCAGTGTAAGACACAGTTGTGCCAGTACTCACAAGCCTTACTTGTGCGTTGTAAGACGTGGTAGCTGTCGTAAATGTGATAGCGCAGCGATACCAGCCGTTGCCCGCGTCAGAAATCGAGGCCGATCCTAACGCAGTGTTAGTAACTGAACCGGCGTCAATATCAAACGTGGCGCTTCCTACACCCGCTAAAATTAGGTTGATAAGTGTGCGACCGTTTGGCTTGGCATAGACTGAAAAGGTGTATGCCGTCGCATTTGTAACCGTGACGCCATCATAAACAATGTGTTCGCTTGTCCCCGTGTCTTCAATAAGCGCATCTGCTGTCGTTGTGCCGTCGGGCGCGGTGCTGGCGTCCGCTGAAATCGAAGACCCGCTTTTATTCCAAGCCGCGTTGCTGAAATCTTCCGAATACGTAAGCAGGTTTTCTTCCGTAAACGGAATGAGCGTTCCATCTTCTTTGTCAGAATACCGCGTACCCGTCCGGCTGGCAGTCCAGCCGGGAATATCATCAAGGCTGGATACAGTTTTCTTGTTCACCCAATAGCGGTTCTTGGTGAAGTCGTAATCCACACCCGGTTGAGTGCGGACATAAGGGTTCACCTGCCCGTTAGGCGCACTTCGAAATGTTGCGGGCCTTACAGAAAGCCGCGACTTGTAGCGAGGGCCGTAACGCATTACTGCGCCCTATAGTAGACAGTCATGTCATAGGCAGCGCCGTCAATCGCGCCATCCGTTGTGAAAACCACATCGCCTGTTCCGCCCGCGCCAGGATCATTAAAGCCACCAAAGGACGTGAAATCCATCACGCCACTACCAAGAGGCAGCACCGCAATCGTTACATCTGACGCGCGGTCCCAATAAATGTGGACATAGTTAAAGCCATTGATTGCGTACTCAATGCGCTCAATCTGAACCTTGGTCGCAGCTCTGCCAGCCGGGTTAAGCAGAGCCGACACGTCAATCTTGGCAACCGCGCTTTCCCCCGTACCGTCTGACTGGTTGGTGAACCGTGTTATGTAATCACCACGCGCTTTGCCGTTCCACGCGGTTACAGTAGATACAGTATCAGCCATTTATGGCCTCCATGAAAACGGGGGCTCGAAGCCCCCGCCAGTTAGCTAGAAGCTGTGACTTGCGCAGCCTGTATCGCGGTATTGACCGCGTTCAGCGTGGTCTGCAATTCCTTGAGTTGGAGATTCAAATCAAGAATCGCAGCGTTGACCGCCGCATTGACAGCCGCATCAGTGTAGGTGTCACTCGTTGACAGAGCAATGTCAGCCACGTCAGCAAGCGTCCCATCCACAGTGCCGGTCAGTGTGCCAGCAAGGTTCGCAACAGCCGCCACCTGTGCGTCTGAGGAATTAACCAGCGGGCCTTTAATCCCATTGGGAAAATTAGTTGGTTTGACCATATTGGCCTCCGTTTAAGCGGGAGAAAAGGGCGGAGCCGTTAAGCCCCGCCCATAATTCACCTGACTTATGCAGCACCTTCAGTGCCGTACACGCCACGCCAATCCGCCCAGTCGAACTTGTACCGCTCGACGGCTTTCGCCTTCGCATTCTCGGTATCAAAGTCCTTGTCGCGGGTGAAGGCCAACTTCATACGCTCTTGATAGAGCATACCAGTACCATCAGGAATGTCGGTGCGAATGTAGAACGCATCGGTGTCTTCCAGATAGTTGTTGACCACATACCCACCAGGCAGAACGCCCATCGACCGCATCGCGTTGGTTGCGTTGTTGGCCGTGTCGTTTTGCAGATTGGATTTCATAATCCGCTCGGCGTTGAACTGGTTGCCGTTTGCAATGATGAGTTTTTGACCCTTCAGTGCAATGCGCAGACCAGCCGCGTCTTTCGCGTTGCCAATCTGGACGAGCAAGTCTTCCAGAGCGACTTCGGAAAGGTCAGCAGCCACAGCCAGCGTGTTCGACTGATTGCCGGTTGGCGTCGGGTGTGCCGTGCTGAGCAGGGAAACGCCGTCACCGCCAAGATATGAACCGCTGGTGCTTCGGTCATAAACCAGAGCGCCATTGATTTCCTTGGTGATGCGCATAGAGCGGGCAAGGCGAGCAGCGCGAGAACGTGACTGTTCAAGATACTGATTGTCTGCCAACTCTTCCATCGTCACGATATAGCCAAGGGCCATTGTGACGTTTGCAGTCTTGCGCTCGTAGCCTTGCTGATCCGCGTCATAGCGAACAGCGCCGCCTTGAGGCTTGACTTGTGCGAGGCCCATGCCGATTGACTCGACACGCTCTTCATACGACTTGTCGGAACGAACAGTGTCAAACAAATCCTTGCATTGCAAAGGATACTGATTGTACTGCACGCCAAACCACTTCGCGACCCCCGGCCAAAGAGCCTTGGGGTGGTTGGAAGTGGAGATGATTGATCCAGCCATCTATTTGCTCCTTAGATCGAGGTGACAGGACCGCCAGGACGAAGCGCGTGATTTACAATCATGCACTCCCACACAGC